TTATTCCGTTATTTTTGTGGCATTTGTGGCAAAATTTGTGGTATTTTCATCCGTTTTTAGTGTGAAAAAAGCATCTACTTTAGACTGATTATGTTGACGTAAATTAGAACTTAGGTGGCTATAATATTTTAATGTTGTATTAATATCATCATGACCAAGTCTATCAGCTACATAAATGATATCCATGCCTGCCTCAACGCATAGTCCTGTGTGAGTGTGTCGTAACTTATGCAATGTCACTGGTTCAGAATTAATTGTACTGCATATCTTTTTCAACGCTTTATTACATGATGCGTTATCCACTGGTTTATTGTGATAGGTGATGAATAATAACATTTGTGGATTTTTTATACCATATTCTTTTATATAAGCAGAATGCCACGCGAGATAAGACTGTAAATATTGAACTGTGGAGTTATCAATATAGATCACACGTGACTTTTTCGTTTTAGTATCGGTGAACGTATTAGTGTATTTATAATCCCAAGCTTTATTCACTGATATAGATTGTTTAGTAAAATTGATGTCTTTCTTTGTTAATGCAATAATTTCTTCGAATCTCATGCCTGTCTGGACAGCTAGAAAGATAACTGCTCGTGATACAGAATGGAATTTTGCAAGTTCTTCTAATAATAAATGAACCTTGTCCGTTTCCATGAATTGCGCTTTTGTTTTCGCTACGTCCTGTCCGCTTATATGAGCGCCTATGGCTGGGTTTTTCTTCATGTAGCCTAAATGGACAGCTTTATTAAAAATCGCTCTAATTTTGCGGTGCCGGGTGTCTACGGTGGATATGGCATAGTCAATAGATAAATGATTAATAAATTGTTGATACTGAACAGCATCAATCGAATTAAGTTTAATTTTTTCATCGAAATAATCAACGAATTGGTTATAAGCTAACTCATATAAATCAATAGTAGATTGACTACTTTTTCCATCTTTAAAAGTTTTCATGAATAACGTATAAAATTCTTTGAAGTTCCATTCTTTTATAGAACTGCTATCATGCTGAACCTGTTTTAAGAGTTTAGATGCTTTATACATTAAGTTTGTTTCACTTGTATCTGTCAAACGCTTTTCTTTCCATTCACCGTCGACTTTTATGCGCAAACGAACGGCGTATTTTCCGTTTGTTAATTTTTTATCTTCATTTGTAACACCGCCTGTTTGGTTTTGGGATTATAAACCCATTAGTATCAACCGTAGTGCAACCACGGGATGCCTTTGTTATCAACATTGCCATAATAGTTACTTAGTTACTCAAAAAACTTTAATTGTAGTTATATGTGTGATATAATAAAACAGAAAAAAGAGCCATGCGCTAACATGACTCCTGACAAGACCATTTAAGATGGTGACTATTTTTTGGTTAGATAACCTACTAAACCGGTCAAAGTTTACGGTAGGTTATTTTTTTGCTCTTTTTTGAACTCTACAATCACAGTAGCTAGTTTCACAATAGCGGTCAATAAACCAACTAGAGCAACAACTACGATGAATGCTGTCTCAAGCAATTAGGCTTCTCCTTTCAATGATTTAGTACATATTTTCATACGCACCACCTCCTCGATTAGATAGCCACCACCATAAACTTTCTTGTCAGTCCTCATTATAACGGAACTATTTGTCCCTGTCCATGTCGTACAGGGGTATTCAATAAACTGGAACATATGTTCTTTTGAAAAGCGCAGCAAATTATGATAGAATAACTTTGCATACTCTATGTGTGTATTTAGAAACGCTTATCTCTGTGCGGGGAGGGCGTTTTTTTGTTATTTAAGTGTTATTCTTGCATCATAATCTTTAAATGAATCTTCTTCGTAATTATCTGTTTCATAATTAGCAGACCAAGTTAATCTTATATCTTTTATATCGGATACATCATTTAAGGTTGGAAGTATATAGACAACAGCTCCGTCTTTATTTACTCCTTGCATTAGTTCTCCACCCAAATCGTCACTATTAATCATAGAAGCATCAATTTGCTTCCCATCGGCAACTAGTACTCCTTGATCTGGATAAGTGTTAAAATCAATTTCACTGCTGTTATTAAGTTCATAATTTACAACAATTAACCCTTCGCCGTCTTCACCATCCTCTGCAAGTTTAGCGGAATCTACTTTAAATACAGAGACTGAACTTATTTTTGTTTGTAGACCTTTCCAATCATCGTTCCAAGATGTGGCATAGTCTTCGCTATCAATAATACCGCTATCGTTTTCTTCCTCTTCAGCTGGAGCTTCTTCGGTCAAATCCTCGGATTCATTTGTAGCAGAAGTACTTTCTTCGTTACTTTTCTCTTTTGCGTCATCAGGTGAATTTCCACATGCTGTTAGACCAAAACTAAAAACAATTAATAAACCTGCTAACAATAATAATTTTTTCATCCAAATTCTCCCTTTATTATTTTTTATATAAACACAATAGTGTAAATACCTAACAAGCAATAATCTGTAAACTACTCCTAAAAATAATTACATAGCCATTGCATTCAACTGTATTTCCGTATTTATTTTTATAATATTCGATAGAATGTTTTAAAAAATCTTCTGTCACTTCTAAAAAATCTGCAACTTCATAGTATTCTGTGTAACCTTCATAATAAGAATCAATTATTTTTCGCAAAGGTACTAGTGATTCATAACCCCAATTTCTAGCAAGTTTTTCTTGTTTTCTATCATTAACTGTTTCCTGTTTAATAATATTGCCAACGGTCAAATGATGATGACCAAGTTCCTCTGCCAACGTGCAACGCATTTCAACATCGTTTTGTTGAGGATTTACAAATATTTTACTATTATAATATAATCCTTTGTGGACTTGCTCCATTTTTGTATCTTCTATGATAGTTAGTTCAGGATATTGCTCTCTGTATTTATCTAACCACATAAGTCCAACTCACTTCCTATTTGTATTTTTGTTGAATGAAATCAATATATTCAAGAATTTTTTTCATATCATCTTCAGTTGCAGAAGGGTCGATGTGCGCTGCCAGTGTTGCGGCTTCTGGCGGGATGTCAGTATCAATGGTTGGGTTGTCAGTACGACCAACAAGGTAATCAATAGAGACATTGAAATAGTCGGCTACTACTTGTAATCTTTCAATATTCGGCATTCTATTTTTCCATTGATATATTGTGTTATCAGGAAGTCCCAGTTCATTTTCTAACATCGTAACGCTTATTCCTCTTTTTTTGCAAAGTTTTTTTATTACGTCTAGCAGTGTCATACCAATGATTCTCCTTGATTATGATACAAACTAATAAAAAAATTAGTTAAAAACATTGACAACTAACGAATTTATTAGTAATATATATCCATAAGCTAATTATTTAGCTAAACAAGACAACAAATAACTCCATAAAAAAACTCGTTCCCCAACGATTAATGGCTTTTGATAAGGCTTGTTTAGCTATGGGTATATACTAACAAATATATTAGTTATTGTCAACAATATGCTAAATAATTAGCTAATTAGATAGAAGGAGGTGAAGAAAATGAAAAAAATACAACTTGCAGACACCATTGGAGAAATGGTGGAGGAAAGAGATTCAGAAATTGTAAACGTAATTGATAGCGTTAAGAAAATTTGTGACGAGTCTAATTTAAATTACATCAAATTAAATAAAGCTCTTTATCAAGTTGATAAAGAGCTTTACTTAGAAAAGCTATACAGATAATCAGATTCCAGTTAAACGGTCAATTAAACTTTCTTGCTCTTTTAAGTATTCATCATATTGTTCTTGTGTTGCGCCAACAACATAAGAGGTTGAATAATAAGCTTGTTCATTAAAGACGTCTGTCAATTTTGTTCCAACGCTAATAAGCAGCCAACCCTTTTTCAGATAGCCATTTGTGTTATCAGAAGCATTATCATCATTTAACTCTAATACAAATTTAATCTTTGAATAGTCCATTTTCTCACCTCGCTTTCACGATAAATTATATCACGTGAAAAACTAAACAAGAAAGGATAACAATAATGACTTTAAACGATAAAATCATATTTTACTTAATAGAAAATCCTAAAGCAACCAATTCAGATATCGCTAATTTCTGTGAAATACAAGAAAATCATGCAAAAGTAACCATTTCAAAACTAAAATCCCGAGGACATATTGAAATTTCAGGACAAGGTGCCTCACGTACAATCACTGTACTAAAAGAACCTACTGTCAAATTGGACAAGAAGGAACGATACAATCGACAACTAGATTTTTTAGAGGAGATTATGTTCTCAGATGTTGACCCAAAATATAGACTAGAAGCATCATCACAGCATATAAGATTATTAAACAAATTATAGAAAGGAGCAAAAACATGTCAGTAGAACATCAGCGTTTTGCAGTCGCAGTATATGCAAAATTAAAGGCAATAAACATGAAACAATCTGATTTAGCGAAGACGTTAAATATTAGCAATCCGTATTTATCAGATATTATCAACGGCAGACGTGAAGCGTCGAAAGTGAGAAAAAACATCATCGAAATATTAGCATTAGACGTTGAAACAGAGAAAGGAGAATAAAAATGGCACGTCCTGTAAAAAATAAACATAGAACTATCAATTTTTTATACGGAGTTTGGACGTTAGAAGAATTTGCACAAGCTAGTCCAAGAACATACGGCTGGTGGTTGGATAACATTAAAGACTTCCCTGAACTTGCAGAATTTAGCAATTGGGCTACAAAGAATCAACGTGAAGCGTGGGCATTTGATGCAGTAAAAGCGAATGATTGGCTGATTAAAAAATTTGTATATAAGGAGGTCTGAAAATGATTGATGAAGCCGAAGTATTACTTGCCGAAATACGAAAATATGACCCGGGATTTAGTCCTAGATCAACAGGTGAATATCTACTCACAGAGCTTCAATCTCGGCATTTAGACTACGAAATAAAACACAAGAAGAGACCAAAGTACAAGCATAGATTTGCGAATTCGATTGAGCGACATTGGTAAAAGAAAAACCCACAGCTATAAATAGTAAGTTAGAGCTTACTAAAACTGTGAGTTACGAAATAATATTTGTATTAATTATAGCACAGATGTGGAGATAAGAGAATGAAAAAATTTTTAAATGAACATGAAAGTAAGCTACTAGTATTTCTGTTTTGTTTCCAAGTCGGAGCATTATTATCAGTTACATATATTGTAGCTGAATGGATTAAAATATTTTTGAAATGAGGGTTTTAAATGAAGCTATTACGATTTTTTGGGCTAATAAGTATTGATGAAAACGGAAATGAATATATTGAAAAATCAGATAGATATACATTAGTTTGTTTAGCTTTGACTGTGTTAATCGCACTTCTTGTAGGAATCGGTGGATTGATATTAAATGGCTGA